ATAATAATATTACTCCTGAGCAGTTCATACAGGCTAGTAGTGCCGGTCCAGGTATTGGAGCAACACCTATAAAGGAACTAGACTTTGTTGCAGGTCAGATAGATCAAGGTATCTCTCCTTCAGTTACTAAAATATTGAAAGATATAGAACAGCAGGTAAAACAGTCGCAAGATTTCTTAGATCATACAGCTGCCAGGACCTTAGAAGAGATAAAGTGGTTAGTAGAGACTGAAATAGGTTCTCCATTGATGAATGCAGAGGTATCTTTAAGCGGATTTATGGAGTTCATAGACGGTAAAATGGGACCATTAGTAGATGGCCTAACTACAAAATTACTACCTATTTTAGATGACCTACCGGGTATGATTGCAGAGGTAACTAGCCTAATATCCGGAATTAATAAAGATATAAAAGACTTTAAAGCACCTTGGGATTTAAATCCATTTAGCTCTAACGGTTCTTTAAAAGGTATAGAAGATGCATTACTATCTAAGGTTGACCTATCACAAGCTGCTTTCACTAGTTCTAGTGTAGCAATGGCCGGCAGTACTGGTGGACCAGATTATAAAAACGAACGAATCTGGAACAATATTAGAAAAGACATGAAAGTTCAAGCAGAGGCTGCTAAGAAACTGAGACTTGACGCTATTAAGAACGCTACTAAACAAGGAGCCGAAGATCGTCATTTCGCGAGAGCATGGTGGGACAAGCATATTAAACCTTTCTTTAATAAAAATGGCGGCGGAGGAAGTGCTGGTGCACACAAAAAAGGTCCTTTCTCTAACAAACCACCTTACACTGGCACGAAAAAAGTAGTAATTCATCAGGAGTCTACGGGCAGGTCCACGAAGGTACCTATTAAAGACCAGTACAGATCCGGCTGGAAGTCAGGGTTTAACCCAGGTGGTGCACCAGATAAGGACTTACTAAAAAGGTACGACTATCTAAAAGAGAAGGGAGTTCGCAACGCAATACCTACTGGCACAAGCAAAGTTATCAGCCAGCCAGTAGTTTCTCAGTTGGTGCCTATACTTAGTAGATTAAACGCACTTTTACTGATGCTCACGCCTAGCGAACTTGCGGATGGTACTCTTAAGGGTACTGGCTATAATAATGATACCAGTACTAATGTATTTGAACAGTTCAATGAGAACGGCGCCTTAAAAGTACTAGAGCAAGACCCAGAAGCGCAAAAAGGTAGCGATGTAATTAATGTTAGTAATCCAAACGGAGACTTTACTGCTGAAAAAGTTGGAAGCGACTTAAAGCAGACGCTAGCTAACAATCTTCATTCACAAATTATGAACGATAATGTTAACGCAAAGTCTATAATACAGGGTACTGTAGCTTCAGTTGGAAGCGACCTCTTAAGCTCGGGCCTAACAGCCATCATAGGTGGTATATTCGGTTTCGCTAACGGAGGAGTACTATCAGGAGGCTTTAGAGCATTCGCAAGCGGTGGTACTGTTACTAAACCTACACTAGGTTTAGTTGGAGAAGGCAAGTATAATGAAGCTGTAGTGCCTCTTCCCGATGGTAAATCTATACCAGTAATTGGTAACACGGGAGGAAGTACTGAAAATAACGTTACAGTTAATGTTACAGTAGATAGTAATGGAAATACTAACACAGAGACTCAAGGTGGAAGCAGTAAAGAAAATGCTAAACAGCTTGGATATATGGTTTCTCAAGCTGTACAGGCAGAACTAGTAGTACAGCAAAGACCTGGAGGATTGTTAAGTCAATATTAATTATGGCAAATTTTATAATAGATGTAGGTATAAGCCCCGATAGAGGACAAAAAATAGATGCACAACCTAGAGTACTAAAAGCTAGTTATGGTGACGGGTACGAGCAAAGGGTTCCCGAAGGTATTAACAATATACCAGAGAGTTGGAACCTAATTTGGAAGAATAGGACTCTTGCAGAATCTAATAAAATCATAAGTTTTTTAGAGACTACGAAAGGGTCTACTTCTTTCGACTGGTACCCTGAAGGATATCAGATTAAGAGTACTACAACGGGGTCGCAGGCATATGAATTAATAGACTCTACCCAGTACTTCACAGACCTATATAAAGGGGGTATGGTACTAGATAGTTCATTACAGACTGCCGTAGTATTAAGTATTTCTAGTAGGTCTGTGTTGGTACTAGATACTAATATATTAGGTCTAAATGAGAATTATACTTTAACTCCGGGACTTAAAAAATATGTGTGTGATAAATGGAGTAACACTAACGTACTAAATGGAGTACAAAACGTAACCGCAACTTTTAGAAGGGTATTTGAGCCATGAGTGATAAAATTTCTAGTGATATTAATAAGTTTGAGCCTGGAGAGATAATTGAGTTATTTGAGCTTGACCTATCTACGGGCTTAGCACCAGTAACTATCCCTATCTTTAGATGGCACTCTGGTGCAAATGAAGAGCTTCAGGAGATAGTTTGGCAGGGTAATAAGTATTCTTCTTTCCCTATAGAAGCAGAGGGTTTTGAGTTCGCAGGAACAGGAGCCATTCCTAGACCTACTATAACAATAGCGAATATTACTTCTCTATTGTCAGGAGTTCTAAGTACTTACTCAGACTTAGTGGGCGCTAAAGTTACTAGAAAAAGAACTTTCGCTAAGTACCTAGATTCATACTGCTATGTTAGCGGATACCCTGTCTCGGGGTACTGTACCGGGGAACCTGGAGCATTTTGTACAGATAGTTCTTATACTACTCAGCTCTCTTGTGAAAATGTAGGAGAAGTCTGGGAAGAGAGTTTAAGTGAAACGGACTGCAAAGATAAGTATAAGTATGGAGGGTATTGCCCAGGGGATACTTCCAAGCTTACTTCCACAGATTGCTTAAGTGCTGGACACTCATGGGATTATTTAGCAGGAACTTGGACGGATTATACGTCTACTACTTGTGAAACGGCAGTAGGTAAATGGTACGATAATCCTATTGCAGATGATATGGCACATTTCCCAGATGAGATTTGGTACATAGATAGAAAAGCTATTGAGACAAACACTCACTTACAGTTTGAGTTAAGCGCAGCCCATGATATACACGGTATAAAACTACCCTCTAGAACTGTAGTAGCTAATTCATGTCATTGGAGGTATAGAGGTCCAGAATGTGGGTATATAGGTACTCAGTACTTTAATATAGATAATGTTGCAGTAAGTAATATTGAAAGTGATGTATGTGGAAAAACATTTAAATCTTGTGAAAAGAGATACCCAGAATCTGCACCTTTAATAGAAGGGGTTTGTGAAACTGCAGGAGGTACTTGGGACACGGGTCAGGGAGTGTGTTCTAAGTTAGGTAACTGCTCGGATGAGGATTATAGGTACCAGGAAGGGTGTGAGGGGTCAGGAAATACCTGGACTCCGGTAGATCATGATAAGACGTCATGTGAAGCAGCAACTGAAACTTGGACTAGTTATGCTCCTGAGTGTATAATAGGATCTGCTTCTGTATGTACAGCACTACAAGGCGTCTGGGATGTTAGCACTAGTGTATGTACTATAGGAGGAACACCCTTTGGAGGTTTCCCAGGAGCAGGTATCAATATGGGTACTATGCGATGAATGAAAAAGTATTAGAGGCTTTTAGACTACATGTTGAAAGCGAATACCCAAAAGAAGCGTGTGGCTTTATTATTGGTATAGGTAAGAAAGAAAGGTACTTCCCTGCAACTAATATTGCTGAAAAGCCTGAAGAGTTCTTCATCATAGACCCTATTAGTTACGCAGATGCCGAGGACGCAGGAGATATACTAGCTATATGCCACTCTCACCCTGATGCGGATTGTGTACCTTCCGAAGGGGATAAAGTTTCTTGTGAAGCTACTAGTAAGCCTTGGCATATTCTAAGCTGGCCCGGTAATAACTTATACAGCTGGGAACCTTTAGGGTACGAAGCTCCTATATTAGGCAGATCTTTTTCCTATGGAGTTTTAGATTGCTGTACTTTAGTTCGAGATTATTATAAAAAAGAATTAAATATTAAATTTAAATGTAATAGTGGTCAAGACGGCTGGTGGGATAAAGGTGAGAATAGATACTTAGAGAACTATAAAGAACAAGGTTTTATCCATATTAGAGATTCAAATGATATTAGAAAAAATGATATTTTTCTAATAAAATTAGTTTCACCGGTACCAAACCATGCCGCAATTTATATTGGAAATG